GCAATAGAATTACATGGTCAATGGCCGTGGAAAAGAGATGTACTAGCAGGTCTAATAGAAGAATTAAGACAGGCAGAGGTTGGTGTTATTGTATTGCCTATATTGTTTTCAGAGGAAGATAGATTAGGTGGTGATGAAGCATTTGCAAACGCATTGAATGGTAATTTTGTAGTCGTAGCACAAACAGGTTCACATCAAACAACACAAAACGGATATCCTAGAGGTGTTGCCAAGATTGGTAATCCTTTAGACTTTTTATTTGAATGGCCAGGTATGGTTGGTCCTATTTTAGAAGTAGGTTCAAATGCAGCTGGTGTTGGTACAACAAATGTATCGCCAGAAATTGATGGTGTTGTTAGAAGAATGCCGTTACTTATGAAAATAGGCAATGATGTTTATCCAAATATTGCAATAGAAGTTATTAGAACAGCAACTGGTGACCCTAGTTACCAAGTTAAGGCAGACGCAGGTGGTATTATTGCTATGAGAGTACCAGGTTTTGCAACAATCAATACAGACGGTAATGCCAGAATATGGTTGACTTGGAATAAAGAATATCCTACTATATCATTAGCAGAGGCAGGTCCAGGTGCATTTGATGGACTAAAAGGTAAGACTGTAATAATTGCCATGACAGCTGAAGGATTAGGTGGTGTGATTGCAACACCCACAGGAAGTAATTATGATTATGTCGCAGTTGCCTCAACACTTCAAACAGTTATTGATGGTGTAAATATAGAAAGAGGTGACTTTTTATTAGAATTGGCTGTTGCCTTTCTAGTAGGAACCTGTATAATAGTCCTTACAAGATTTACTCCATATTATGTAGTTGGTTTAATTATGGTTGCCTTTTCAGCGGCAGCCGTGTATAGTACAATACATTTCTTTGGTAAAAATCAATTAGTAGATGTTACATGGATATTAGTAACTATATTGTTTGTTGGTTTACATAGTATATTCAACAGATTTATTTTAGAATTTAGATTAAAACAACAGATAAGAAAACAATTTGAATCGTATCTCGACCCTAGACAAGTTGCTATATTACAAAAAGACCCTAGTAAATTAAAACTAGGTGGTGAAAGAAGAGAGATGTCATTCTTATTCATGGATATTGTAGGGTTTACACCTATTTCAGAATATTACAAGAATAATGATGACCCCGAAGGACTTGTAGGTGTTATAAACGATTACTTAAATAGAATGAGTAAGATAGTATTAGACAATGGTGGTACGATTGATAAGTACATGGGCGATTGCATAATGGCCTTCTGGAACGCACCCCTTGACTGTCCTAATCATGCGGAGATGGCTGTTAAGTCAAGTATAGAGTGTGCTAAAGAAACTGCCAAATTAAAACAAGAATTTAAAGATAAAGGACTACCAGAAATCAACATAGGTTCAGGTGTAAACACAGGTACTTGTATCGTTGGTAATATGGGTAGTGACATGAGATTTGATTATTCAGTCATTGGTGACGCAGTTAACTTAGCTGCTAGACTAGAGGCTGCGACACGAAATTACAAAGAAAAAGATGGTAATATCGTGGCAACATTATATTCTTCTTATACAATGGAACAATTAAAAGATATTGAGTCTATTGAAGTTGACAAAATCAAAGTCAAAGGTAAAGAAGAATTAATAACAATTTATAAACCTGTGATGAAAGAAGGAGGTGCTTAACTTATATCATAAAATTTTCTAACTAAAAAAGGAGGTCTATTGACAAGATTACAACATAGGAAACTATATCAAGTAATTAAGAAGAGAAGACGAGCGGACCATAGAACAAGATTATATTTAATATTTGAAAGTTGGATCCAGATTAGAAAACAAAAAGATAGAAGAAGGAGGAAAACGCAGAAAAAACTTTACATGATGAAAAGATGTGAGGAATTAAACATTCGTTTAACAGCGTAAAAACCTAAATAAAAGTAGAGGTCAATATAGAAAAGCGATAGCTCCAATTATGCTATCATCAAGTAAGAAGTGTTAGACCTCATATTCCGTCCTTGCAAGGATTGTTAAGCATTAAACGAGAGAGAACAAATGGCAGAGAATAGTACAGACCTCAAAGTAGAAATTACGGGGTTGAAGAAAGACATTGAACAGGTCAATAACCTCAATGGTAGATTAGACACTGCTATTGAAAAGTTAACAGATGTATCCACATCTATTAAACAAATGCTTGCTGTTCACGAAGAAAAGATACAAAGACAAGAACAGATAGACGAAATTATCTTTGAAAAATTAAAAGAACGAGCTGGTGAGATAGACGCCGTTCATAGAGAATTATCTAAAGAAATCCAACAAACAGAAAAGAAATTACTTTTAGAAATACGCCAAATGAAGCTTGACATTGGCGGTAGAGTTGGTATACTAGAGAAGTATAAATGGTTAGTATTAGGTGGTTCAATCGTAATAGGTTGGATATTATCATCTAATTTTAAAACCATAATAGAAATGATGAACTAGGACTGGTAAGTCCTGGTTAAAAAAACAGCGCTGGAAACCTCGGTGCTATTTTTTCGCTGGAAAGTTTTTTCCACCATTGACAAATGAATTAGTTTAGTGTATTATGTGAAGTTGCTATGTCGAGTTATATTGATTTAAAATTTATTAACGAAGTATCTGCCAGATTGTCGCAGTTTAAGAAGAAAGGTGATTACCTTTTTAACTTTAGATGTCCACATTGTGGTGATTCTAAAAAGAACAAGACAAAGGCCAGAGCCTACTTCTATAGAGTGAAAAATGATATGTTTTTCAAATGCCACAACTGTGGTGAAGGACAATCTTTTTCCAATTTTCTAAAATTTGTAGATAGTAAAAAATATGAACAATACCTATTAGAGAGATACAAAGGGTCGGCACCCTCCACGCCTCAGCCGAAGTTTACAAACTTTAAACCAGAATTTAAAGAGGTAGACATACTGAATGGTCTTCAATCAGTTAGCGAACTAAAAGAAGGCCATCCAGTTTTAGATTATGTTTTGAATAGAAAGATACCCGAATCGTATCATTCAAAATTATTTTTATGTAATAAGTTTATGGCATTTGTTAACAAAGTGAAGCCAGATACTTTTACTCATACGAAAGGTGAACATCCAAGATTGATTATACCTTTCTATGATACAGACGGAAAAGTTTTTGCTTTTCAAGGCCGAGCATTTGGCAAAGAACAACCAAAATATCTAACAATTAAGTTAGACGAGAATAAACAAAAAGTTTATGGTTTAGATACTGTTAACTTACAAGAACCTATTACTATAGTCGAAGGACCAATAGATAGTATGTTTTTAAATAATTGTTTGGCGGCTGCAGGTGCAGACTTGACATTAAGAATAGAACCTGATAATATAACATATATATTTGATAATGAGCCGAGAAACAAAGAGATTATAAAAAGAATGTATGATGTTGTTGAGAAAGATTACAACCTTGTCGTGTGGCCAGATGACATGCGACATAAAGACATAAACGATATGATTCTATCTGGAATGAGTAAGGCTGAGGTGCAAACTATTATAAGTAACAACACCTTTGCTCAGTTAGAAGCGTTAACCAAATTAAGTTACTATAAGAAATGTTAGGAGAGATGAATGGTAAATAAAGAGATTTTAAATGTACAGAAAAGAAACGGCAGAGGTAATGAACCTCTTAACATTGAAAAGATACATGAAATGGTGGAGTATGCTTGTGAAGATATAACAGGCGTTTCATCATCACAAGTTGAGATGTCAAGTGGTCTACAATTTTATGATGGTATGACTACAGATGAAATTCAAAAAATTCTAATCAAGTCCGCTTCAGACCTTATCTCTTTAGACAATCCTAATTATCAATATGTAGCTGCTAGACTATTACTCTATAGTCTAAGAAAACAAATTTTTCGTAGATTGTGGGACCACCCACATATTTTTGACCATGTTAACAAATGTGTTGATAAAGGTATTTACGATAAAGAAATTCTATCATGGTACGATAAAAAAGATTTTGATAGAATGGAAAACTGGATTTCGCATGAGAGAGATTATGATTTCACTTATGCTGGTCTACAACAAGTCGTTGACAAATATCTAGTACAAGATAGAAGTACAGGTGAGTTATTTGAAACACCACAATTCATGTACATGATGATTGCAGCTACTTTGTTTTCAAAATATCCAAGTAACAAAAGGATGAGTTATGTTAAAAAGTATTATGACGCTATTTCAAAATTTAAAATCAATATTCCTACTCCGGTTATGGCCGGTGTTAGAACACCTATTAAGCAGTATGCTAGTTGTGTGTTGGTTGATGTTGATGATACTCTTCCATCTATTTTCAGTAGTGATATGGCTATTGGCAATTATGTTGCACAAAGGGCTGGTATTGGTATTAATGCCGGCAGAATCAGAGGAATCAATTCCAGAATTAGAGGCGGTGAGGTCCAGCACACAGGAGTTGTACCGTTCCTCAAAAAGTTTGAGGCAACAGTTAAGTGTTGTACTCAAAACGGTGTTCGTGGAGGGAGTGCAACGGTTCACTTCCCTGTTTGGCACAAAGAAATAGAAGACATTATTGTTTTAAAGAACAATAAAGGGACAGAGGATAACAGAGTTAGAAAATTAGATTATTCAATTCAGTTGTCTAAATTATTTTATGAGAGGTTTATAAATGATGAAGATATTACTCTCTTCTCTCCACATGAAGTACCAGAACTTTATGAGGCATGGGGAAGTGAAGAATTTGACGAACTATACAAAACAGCAGAAAGAAAGACAAGCGTATCTAAAAAGAAAGTGTCAGCACAAACCTTGTTTTTTGACATGCTCAAAGAAAGAGCTGAAACCGGAAGAATTTACATAATGAACATTGACCATTGTAATACTCATTCTAGTTTTAAAGATAGAGTTTACATGTCAAACTTATGCCAAGAGATTACATTGCCTACAGACCCTATTCAACATATTGACGGTAAAGGTGAGATTGCATTGTGTATTTTAAGTGCAATCAATGTTGGTAAGATTAGTTACTTAGATGAATTAGAAGGATTATGTGACCTTGCTGTTAGAGCATTAGAAGAGATTATCGACCATCAACAATATCCAGTTAAGTCTGCTGAAGTATCTACGAAAGCAAGAAGAAGTCTTGGTATTGGTTATATTGGTCTTGCACATTATCTAGCAAAACACAAATTAGGTTATGATGAAAAAGAAGCGTGGAAAGAAGTTGACGAATTGACAGAGGCATTTCAATATTATCTATTGAAAGCAAGTAATGAGGTTGCCAAAGAAAAAGGTCCTTGTGAATATTTCCACCGTACAAAATATTCAGATGGTATCTTACCTATTGATACCTACAAAGCAGAGGTAGATGAAATCGTTAAGAGAAAACTATCTATGAAATGGGAACAATTAAGGAAAGACATCAAAGAGCACGGACTAAGACATAGCACCTTATCTGCTCAAATGCCATCTGAATCTTCTTCCGTGGTTTCAAATGCAACAAATGGTATTGAACCACCTAGAGATTATCTAAGCATTAAGAAATCTAAAAAAGGTACATTAAAACAAGTTGTACCAGATTATCCTAGATTAAAGAACTTTTATACTCTATTATGGGACATGAAAGGGAATGAAGGATATATAAATATCGTTGCAGTAATGCAAAAGTATTTTGACCAAGCGATTAGTGGTAATTGGTCTTACAATCCAGAAAATTATGAAGACAATCAAGTGCCAGTATCAGTAATGGCTCAAGACCTATTGTCAACATACAAGTATGGTTGGAAGACTTCATATTATCAGAATACTTATGACGCTAAAAAAGATATTGACGAACCATCTCATAGTTTGGGTTGGAAAGATAATGTTCAAGAACCATTGCAAAACTACGGCTCTGAAATTTTAGGTAATAAATTAGAAGACGAAGAGAATTGCGATAGTTGTACAATATAGGGAGAAAGTATGGCATATTTGTGTGTCAATGTACCTCATGTTGATGTGTACATTAAAAAAGAGTATCTATATGACGGCCAAAAAGGACATGGTGAGTTAGTTGAGGGTGTATGGGTTACAGCAAAGTCTATACAAGGCAGAGCATTATACTTTGAAACTTATATTCCTGAATATGGTGCTTTATATGACAAATTGCCTATTAGTGCGTTTACATGGAAAAAAGAAATACCAGAGGATATTCCTCTAACAGAGTTACAGTTATGGGATTGTTTCAGTTATGATATTGCAATTGTCGAAAAGCAAATGTTATCAGGCAACCAATGTAAGTATTTGTCGCCAAGTAAAAAATGGTATAAAGGTTGGTATATGTTTACAATTGATAATGCGAATAGTACGAATTTAGAAAGAAATGTGACTTATAGTGAAGTACCATCACAACATAAGTCATTTAATATTTTAAAGTTAGAGAATGGCCATTTTGCCGCTCAACCTAACAACAGAGTTATATTCTATGACAAGAGTTATACTCCTAGCGAATTGAAGTTTCCAGACTTCAAGGTGTCCACGCAAGAGTATAGTGTAGAATGTGAACAAAAATGGACAGCAGGTGATGACGATAACTATTTTTATGATATCAAGGAGAGAAAAGATTAATGTCAAGAAGTGTATTTAACAAAGATAAAAATTTAGACCAAATGAAACAACCTATGTTTTTTGGTGAAGACTTACAAGTACAACAATATAGTGATATGAAATATCCTATATTTGATAAGTTGAATCAACAACAATTAGGTTATTTCTGGAGACCAGAGGAGATTTCTTTACAGAAAGATAGGAATGATTATGCTGAACTATCTGAACAACAAAAGTTTATCTTTACTTCAAACCTAAAATATCAAACAATGCTAGATAGTGTACAAGGTAGAGGTCCATGTTTGGCATTTTTACCTTTCGTATCTAATCCTGAACTAGAAGGCTGTATTGTTACATGGGATTTCATGGAAACAATTCATAGTAGAAGTTACACACATATTATTAAAAATCTATATTCAAATCCAAATGAAGTATTTGATACTATTCTTACAGATGAGAAGATTGAAAAAAGAGCAGAGAGTGTAACAAAGACTTATGATGACCTAATTGAAATGGGTTATAGATGGCACCTAGATAAGAGTAAAGTTGATTTACAAGAACTTAAAAAGAAAATGTATCTTGCTATGGTGTCTGTAAATATACTTGAAGGATTAAGGTTCTATGTATCTTTTGCTTGTAGTTTCGCTTTTGGTGAATTAAAACTACTAGAGGGTAGTGCTAAGATTATTTCTATGATTGCAAGAGATGAAAGTCAACACCTTGCAATGTCACAAACAGTTATCAATAATTGGCATGACCGTAATGATGACAAAGACATGATTAAAATTAGAAAAGAATGTGAAAAAGAAGTCTATAAGATGTATGAGGAATCTGTAGAAGAGGAAAAAAGGTGGGCAACATATCTATTTTCACAAGGAAGTATGATTGGATTATCAGAAAAACTATTACACCAGTTTGTAGAGTACATGGCAAACCGAAGAATGAAAGCAATCGGTCTAACACCACAGTACGAACAAAAAACAAATCCTTTGCCATGGGTAGACCATTGGTTGAACAGCAAAGGTATGCAAAACGCACCACAAGAAACAGAGATTGAATCTTATGTAATCGGTGGTATCAAACAAGATGTAACTAAGGACCAATTTAAAAAATTTAAACTATAATGGAAAAGAGAAAAATAACATGTTCTTCCTGCGAAACTAAATATACCGTAATATGGGATATTGAAGAGCAAGATTTAGAACCACTTACTTGCCCATTTTGTGGACATGAGGTAGAACATGAAGAAGACGAACTTGAAGAACGACACGAAAGTGAAGTCGATATGGAAGACGAAGATTGGAATTGATTATAGTCTTACCAGTCCGGCTATACATATTGACGACATAAGAAGTGGTACTTTTTCATTTCATTACCTAACAAGTAAAAAGAAATGGATTGGTAGACAAGGTGAGAATATAACTGGTTATGAACATAAAGAATGGAACGACCCTATTGAAAGATTTACTTATATATCAGATTTTGTTATGGACCTATTATCAAACTACAAACAAAATCAACCAATTATTTTCATTGAAGGATACTCCTTTGGTTCAAAAGGCCAAGGTGTATTTCAAATTGCTGAAAATTGTGGTATTCTTAAATATCGTTTACTTGAAGAAGAGTATGGTTACCATACAGTTGTACCTAGTGTTGTTAAAAAAGGTGCTACTGGAAAAGGTAACGCAGACAAAGATATGATGTATGAGGCATTTGTGAAAGAATTACCAGAATATAACTTGAAGAAAATACTTGATACAGAAAAGACAGGTAATCCATTGTCTGATATTGTCGATAGTTATTATATTAAAAAGGTTGGCTATGAAAATCTATCTATTTAATACCAAAAACTCTTCATTACCATTTTTAAAAGCATTCTGTGAAAGACATAATCATAGTGTATTTAATGCTAAAGAAAATGATAGTGCAAAAGGTAAAGGTGCTGATAGATTTTTAGATTACAGTTGGCCAGACTGGAATTTAGATATACCAGACATTGCAGTATTTCAAGGTTTAGTTAGAGGTACAAAAGAAGTACATGATGTTTGTATTGCTAAAGAGAAAGATTGGTTTTACTTTGACCAACCATATTTCTTTATGAAAGACTACCAACAATCAGACACAGGTGATAGATGGTATCGTATCTGTAAAAACAATACTCAAAAAAATTATTTAGAGATGTCTTATAAGGTCGATAGAAGATTCGATAAACTTATGGAAAGACTTAATCAAAAATGTAAAGATGAATTAACACCAAAACCATGGCAGTATGACGGTAAACATATTCTTGTTATACCACCTAGTTATCATACAGCTCTTTGGTATGGTATAGATAGACACCAATGGACACAAGACATTGTAAAGAAGATTGCAAAGTATGATAGAAAACATCCTATTGTTATAAGAGAAAAATTCAAAAACAAAGCAGATTGGGGAGATAAAGTAGATAAACCATTAATTGAAGATTTAAAAGATTGTTATGCTATGGTATCTTTTCACTCTATGTGTGCCGTACAAGCAGTTATGAATGGCATACCTAGTTATTGTAGTGAACATTCACCAGCTTATCCTGTAAGTTTAGGTTTAAATGAGTTAGAACAAATTAAAGACCCTTTATATGCTGGCGACAGAGAAGATTGGATAAAATCATTAATGTGTGCTCAATTTACCGAAGAAGAGATGAGAAGTGGTAAAGCATATGGGCATTTAAACGGAGAAAATGTATGGTAAAAAGAATAATCAATTGGTTTAAAACCAAATGGCAAAAATATCAAGCTAAGAAAAAGGACCCTTTTATATACAAATGAGAATACTAGGTATAAATTGTCTAAACCATGACGCAGCTATGGCCGTTACGGACGGTGCAGAGATATTATGGGCTGCTCATTCAGAAAGATATTCAAAGATTAAGAATGACCAATATCTTAATTGGGAGATTGTCAAAGAGGCTATGGCATATGGTCCTTTTGATAAGGTAGTCTATTATGAAAAACCATGGTTGAAAAAATGGCGACAACTAAAAGCAGGTCAATATAAACATGCGTTTGACCCTAGAGAGTTGCCTAGTATATACCTAAGAAAATTTAATATCAAGATTACAGATTATGCACAACACCACCATTCACACATGGCAGGTGGTTATTACACAGCACCATTTGATGACGCTAATA